GCGGGTGCGCTTAATGCAACGCCGCCGAGTGACGTCCACGTTGTTGTTGCCTGATTTTCCCACACTGCCTTATCTGAACCAACGCACAATATGTTGCCGGTTGACATGATGGTAGGAGCAGAGCTTACAGTTGTGTGCGTTACTGGCGGAGTTATCTCTGATTCGCCTGCGATGACGTGACAGTCTGAGACTAGACCAGTTGTTACGTATCCTGTTGGTAGTAGTCCTAGTCCACCACCGAAGCTACCGAACGCTTTGCCCCAACCTTCGCCCCAAGAGTTCAACGTCCAGAGATACCCAGGTTGATAACCGAAGAACATCATGCAGTGACCACCGATTGATGCTCCGGAAGGCATGTCGATAATGCCGTCACTGCCTACATCTTCAATCTGTGCATAGACAGGTGTTCCGTAAACAACTGGAAGACCTGTGACTGCGAGAGCGGTTTGAATATTAACTAACGTTTGGTTGTATCCTTGCGCTGAGTCTACGAGATACGAGTTGTTTGTCTCATCTTTGACTGCATCGCCTGCGACGTTTGCTGGCGGTGTGTCATCGATTCCATTAGGATCATATGGCCAATCTGTTTCGGGTGCGACACCATATTGAATCGTTGCCTGGACTGCATCAGCAACCGTTGCTCCATTATCGCCAGGGAAGTCACCGCCTAAGATACGACTCATACGGTATTCATACATCCGGTCGCCGAGAACTGCTTTACCGTTCCGCTTCATCTGTAACGCTTCAAAGGTGCTCGTCGTTCCGTGTGCTGTGCAACTCCCTGCGGAACCCTGGTTCTTAACGGTGCTGACTAGCGATGTTAGATCGCAGGTTGTAGGTAGTGCTTGCGGTGCTACGAACTGTTCATATCGCAATTCTTTATGATTCAATAGTGGCGGCTTCCAACCAAGACCGTAGTTGTGTTTAGGTGTAGTTACTCTCATTGATTTCTCCTCCGTTTTGCTTCGTCGTATTGTCGATTAAACTCTCTCGTTTCTTTTATCATTCTATCAAACGCTCTTATGTATTCGTCGTCTAGTATCGGATTCGCGGGGTGGCCGCGCTTTATTTCTAAGTCGTTGTGACTCATTCTATTGCCTCTATGTTCACGAAGTACTTGCATTTGTAGCACATCTGAACGTACCAGTTCTTACGAAACGGATTGCTGCCCCGTGGACATTCGACTATCCGCGAGTATGATGGTCGTGACACATGCAACCGTCTCGGATTATTGCCGTCTCTCTCGAAACTGCATATAACAATTTGTTTTTCTTCTGTCATTGCTCACCTTATCATCCACTTCGGTCGTTCTTTGATCCTGCTATTCCATTCGTCAGCGTCTTTTCTTACGTCTAGATTATACGAGGCCCATTGCATTAGATGCCCGAACGTCAGATGATGCGATTTACAAAGCACTATAAGGTTGTCTTCGTCAAGTTCTAGTTCGGGGTACCACTGATAGGGTTTTATGTGGTGAACGACGTTGCATCCGCTGGATACCTTACCGCACACAGCGCACTCTGGATACCTTTTCTTAAACCGGCGTCTGAGTTTCGGCCATTCGCTGTTACGTATGTATTTAGATAACAATAGTTTATTGCTGCGTGCATCTGATACCATTACCACATCAACGGCACTGAACCGCCTCCCATTGACTCAGCAACATAGATACCAATTCCTAGAGCGGATACAATATCATCGTGCATTCCCGTCTTCATACTGCCGAACTGATCGTATCCGACTTGAGATACCTTGTGTTCGTAGTTCAATAGTTCTTGTCTGATGATGTCTGCTTGTATTTCACCGCGTGGGATCCATATGCGATCTGCTTCGAGTAATGCGATTAACGTTGATGCCATCTGCGGTTTAGGCAATGATAAGTTCCTGGAGTCGTTCCATCGCGGGCGCGTTCCCCCAGTTAGCGTTACTCGATACACATCGGCCAACGGGATTAACTCACATACCTGGTCAGTTACCGCAGCACCTACGCCACCTTCATCTATGACATAATAAATATAATCTACATCTTCTTTGGCGTTGAGTTGTGTATCAGTCTTTTGTAGTGTTCGGGCAATCTTCGGGTACGGAATCTCAAGGTCATATCGTTTGATCTTAGTGACATTATACGTGAATTGTTTTTCACCACCGGACACTATGGCGCTGAAGATATCTGAATCAACGCCGCGGGGTTTCGGAATGAGTGGTTCGATGGTTGTGATCGCGGTATGATCTGCCTTCTTTCCAAGATCAACGGCTACATATATGCTTTTGTTATAACTACCCTCTTCACGTTCAACATAGTCAGATGGTTTATTATCTTTCTTACTGGAATCCGGGTCTAGTTTTCTAAGTGGTGGCATCCCAAGATTCGTGCGTTGCATATCGAGGTCGTCGTAAACGTCCTGTAATGAATGTGGTGAATCCTGGAACCATTCGATCGGGGCTATGATGCTTCACCTTTGAACGGAAGCCACTCTCTACACGTATAAGTAAAGTCTTCAGCGCAGTTGCCTGTCTTTGCACAGAAGTAGTAACTATCAGGATGTTTTCTTAGATTGTCGCATGTTGCACAAACTTTAACTCCTACTGTCATTTTTCACCCCTATTTTTCTTCCCACTGTTCAGGGTGTAAGTCAATCTCCACGCTGTTATCCTCTTCAGTATCCCCAAGCCAAATACTAATTCTTTCATCGCCAGTAGCGCGGTAACGTTCTATTAGTTCGACTTTAATTTCGTCGAGCGTTGCGTCTTTAAGTTCAGTCATTTTTCACCTCTTAAACATAAAACGGTCTGAACATTAATGTGAACTCGGCGACGCCGTTATCATCAACTCGTATCGTTATGAAGTGATAACCAGCGTGGTTCGCCATTCGCTTACTTCGCATCCATTTAGATTGCGTACACATCGCCCCACCACTTACTGCATGGATATGACGATCAAAAAAGTATCCTTGCTTGTGAGCGTGACCCATAAGCAGCACATTAGGTTTATCTCCGCCAGTTATACTCTCGATCAACTTCTGAATCCGATATGAAATTGCATATGAATTGTGCGTCCACAACGTCTTTCCGTTCCTTCTAACCAAAATAAGTCCATTGGGAACTTCACAACAATATACCCGCCCTGAATAGTGGACAATTGTGGGCATCGTATTAACAGTCGGCGTTGATTGAACCGAAGTTACATTAACAGAGTCATCGGTTTTAGTTCTGTTAAACGTTATTTTATACCCTAACTTAATCGCGATTTCTGAAAAATCTTCTAACAATCTTTTACTTATCGATCTATACCCAAATCCGCTGGCAGTAACCCACCCATCTCCTTTAACCATAGTCTCAAATACGATTTGCAAAACGGACGTATCACAATCTTTTAACCATTTTGGAAGATATTTATTAGCGCTTTTATGCCCGCACTCAGCCTTTAAAAACTCTGATAGTTCTGCGCTATGGATTCTTATAACCCTATCAGATGCTCCGCATCCACCCCCCAACCTTTCAGCCAAATCTAGTATCGCAGAATAATTTTCGGGGTTAACGGTTTTGTATTGGTGTATTCCGACGTAGTATTTTCTTGCGTGGCCTTCGGTTACATACCACGCTATTAATTCTGCCATATCGTCTATCGGAACATCGCCAAAATGATATGGCTTGTACCCATTATTCTTAGACCCCCTTGGTGGAATATTAACGGTTTCTGGTGTCGTCCCTTCCCATCCGTTCGAAACTTGCGTAAACTGCCATTTCTGTCTGCTATATTCATTTACAATATCGATTGCGTCTTTCCTGTGCCATTCGGTGTTTAATCTAGGATGAGACTTTGTAGGATACGTCAATGTTTCTTTTCTTTTCCACGTAGCGCATTCAGAAGCTTTTGTCCACATACCATGATTCGGTGTTACCAAACAGTCTACACTTCTTGCCTTGAAATGAACCATACCACCATCGTAAGGCTCATCAGTGATATTTGTTGGATGTTGCCATTCAAACGTATGGTCTGCCTTGGTCATCGTTGCCACAAGATCTGTTTTCTCTAAAGTCTTAAACAGTTTCCAGCCATCACTAGTCATTATCTCTGTTGTATCATCAAAGCAACTTCCATCTTCACCGTGAAAGGCGCGTATTATTATTCCGCCGACTTCTATGTCCCCTTCATCACGCCCTATATATTCCGCATTAGGAACTGCATCACAAACATCCTGTATCATATTAGCGCCCATTGCCTCATACCACCTGTCGTGATTGCCAGAGATCAGGTATGTATGGAATGGTATCTTCAATAGTTGGTTTACGGCGTATTCTTTTTGTGCTGCGTATCCGATATGCTTCAATTCGTAAAGTAGGTTATACTTTCTCGCATCCATTCCGTGTGTAAGATCGCCACCAAATATACAGAAGTGTGCCTCTCGTTCTTCGCATGTTTGAATGAAGTCGTCTAAGAACTCTTCATGATAATAAATCGATGACATATGCGAGTCAGTAAAGAAACCAAAGCGTATCTCTTCGCCAGTGTGGTCTAAGTTTACTTTTGGTGGTTCTACGGAGAACGTATTGATACTTTTTCCGATACTTATTGCCTTTAGTTCTTCGTGAGTGTATCGCCCTGTGATTCCTTCTATGTAGCGAGTTGCCCGTTGCTTTTTCCTATTCTCTCGCTGCCATTCGGTTCTGTGTGCGAGTTCTTTTTCTCGGTGCTCTACACGGTATATACGACTTGCTTCACGGCAGGCGTCACACGTCTTAAAGCCTTTAGACTCAATCGGTTTACCGCAGTGAGAGCAAAGTCTTTTCAAAAGAAGCTCTCCAACCAATCACCTAAGTGTTCTTCATTCTCATAGTGCAAATATTCAGTTAAAATCTTGAATATAAGTTGCTCATCGTTATCTTCAGCAAAGTAGTCTCTTTTAGAACGTATCTCTTCAAGGAGTTTTTGGGTTTCCGGGCTGAGATTCATCATTCACCTTAATGCATCAAATGCCCCAAGAAGAACCCAACTACAAAGATTATGATTAATAGGATTATGCCACCTGCAAGTGCATGGTCTTTCGGTGTTGGTTCTATCAAATCGCCCCATTCATCATTCATTCTTAATCAACCTCCAAATCCAAATCATCTCTGCTGAATATATCATCGTGAAACGCCCTGTCAATGTCCTCTGCTTTGAATACACTTGAAATTCCTTCAGCAAAATGGTTCATGTATTCTTGAAGAAACATCCAGTCGGGTTTTAATTGTTTTTCTTCTGCGAGAAAGTCCAGTGATATTCTCGGACACTGGTTAGCATTGAGCTTAATGCCTTGCCATCCACCAATGTTGCTTTGCTCATAATCATTCCAAACATCCCAAAAGAAACCACGCTTGCCGTGTGGTGTTGATAACAAGATTAACTTGCCTTCTGATACTGCGAGCATCGGCCGGATCGCTTCGGTGTATGTTTCATCGATTACTTGTGATGCTTCGTCTATGATTACCAGCGTCGGACCTGAGAAACCACGTATTGATTGCGGGTGTTGTCCTGATAAGGTTATGATTCGAGAGCCGTTCTGTAGTTCGAGACGGTGTACGTTCTCGGTGACTGATAATATTGGCGTATCTATCTCTTGATAGAATCGTGCGATCTTTCTAAAGGTTTCAGTTGCTTGGCGATAGATGTGTGAGACAACGAGAACAAGTGAGTTAGGATTATTGAGTGCGTGGTGAAGTGCTACGACTGCGACTATTGTTGACTTGCCTGATTGCCTGGCACAGTTGAGTATGATGCGACTTGATTCTGATCTTAGAACTTGAACTTGCCATGGATCGGGATCAATACCCAATGCCTTAGCGAACTGAACCGGATCGATAGCATACTTGAGTTCTCTGCGTTGTTGTTCGTTCAACGCTAAGAATATTTGATCGAATCTATCACTTACCGACATCTTCTAGTTCTTCCAGTTGTTCGCTGAGTCTGATTCGTTCTTCTAATGGCAGCGTGTTTAGCACTTGTTTAAGTTTGGTTACGTCTGTGGTTGTTTTGACTTCGCCGCTTACGTCTATCTTTGTTTTATCAAGGCCGAGAACTTTCCATATTATATTTACTATTGCAGTAACTCGTTCAGTGGTTGCATATGGTTTAGCCTCATCACTGAGCATCTTGTTTAATTCTTTTTTAAGAATTTCAGGAGCAATATCAAGTATATCGTCAGTGACGTTCTCGACTTTGGCCTGGTGTCTTTGTCGTCTTCTTTCTGCTAAGTATTCATCATACGAGGCTGCACGTTCTACCCAATTGTATTTAGAACACCACCTTGCGATAAGCGATCTATGCCTTAGACACTTTTTGGCTACCTGTTCAATAGAGCGTGATGTCCCTAAGTTGCGGTATTCACA